GTGGGCTTCGCGCGCTTCGCACGCTTCGGACCCCTGCGGGGACGGCGGTTTTTTTGATTGGGCATCGGTTTATATATACGCTAAATATAATTTTGAGGGGAGGAGAACGAATATGAGTTTATTTAGCCATATAAAGAAATGGTTCCCTATATGTATATAAAATGCCCAAAAGTGTGCCAACTGTTCCAACGGAGGATGGTAATAATGTTTCATCCTCCGTTAAGCCAAACCCTCTGTATAAGTATGATTTCACCATAAATAACTATACAGATTGGGAAGTGTGCCAAGTTAAAGAATCTATCGTGCGGATTGGACGAAGAGGTGTAATAGGGTTTGAAATCGGTGAAGATTGCGGCACCCCACACCTACAAGGATACATTTCATTGATCAGGAAACAACGCATCACTGGGTTAGCGAAAGAACCAGGGTTCGCACGCGCAAGCTTTCGTGCAGTGAGAAATGATCCGGCAGCTATAGAATACTGTAAAAAAGATGGGAACTATTGGACTCACGGTTTTCCCAAAGAAGTAAAGATTCTACAAAAACTTTACCCTTGGCAAAAAGATGCTGAAGCACTCCTAACGGCCTCTTCAGATGACGACCGATCTGTCTATTGGTGGCATGATGAGACGGGCAACATAGGTAAATCGGCATTCGCAAAATATATGGTAGTTAAACATGGAGCTTTGTATTGTTCGTCTGGTAAATATGCGGACCTGATAAATTTAGTATTTAATAGCAACATGGATGAGTGTGAGTGCGTCATATTTGATATTCCAAGAAACCAGGGCAACAACGTCTCGTATTCCGCCATTGAATCCATTAAGAATGGATTAATTTGTAATACGAAGTATGAAACGGGAACAAAGTGCTTTAACAGTCCTAAAATTATGGTTTTCAGTAACATGGCTCCAGAGATGAAGTCATTGTCAGATGATAGATGGAAAATCAGAAATTTGAGTGTGCGTGATACGATCAGTATTGAAGAGTAACAAATTTGCTCACGCAAATAGTAACGAAATTTAATTTCGTGATTCACAGAATCACGAAATTTGTGTGTGTGTGTGTATTTCATTGTGTTTAAAGGAAACTGAAAGTTTCCTCTCGCGCTTCGCGCTCACTCCTACCCTGCGCCATTCGCAAGCGAACGGTGTCAGAGGGGGACGGTACCCCCTCGCCACCTGTGTTACCATGCGCTTCGCGCTATGACTCGCTTCGCTCGCTTATACAAGGATCATGATGCAGGGGAAACCGCGTTGGATAATTTTTTAAGCGTCCTCATAGTTAAAAACAGTATCGTATGAAAGTTGAATGGCAGTTGTAGCGACGTCAGCAGCAGATCCGTCCATATGAGCATAACCAATAATTAATACCGGTGAGTAATTAGTTGCGTCAATGCCGCCAGCTATGCTGCCGTCATATTTTAAAGTTTTATTTCTCAATTTCATGGTTTTGGTAAACATTTTAGTAGAACCACCCATATAAGCCGAGCCAACCGCGGTTGCCTGGTATGGGGCGTCCATGTAGAAGATCTTGTCGTAATATTTAATAATTGCGTCACCGTTTATGGGAGCCCATAAATCGGAGAGCACGCCTGTAAAGCCAGTAATAGTAGCGCCCTTTTTTAATAAAAGTGCAGTCCAAGTTCCTGCGGCAGCCTGAACATCAACAAGATTGGAAAATTGACGGGGTTGAACGATCATCATTCGCACCCCGAGACGTGCGTTAGCATATGTACCATATTGGCCTACAGATGGATTGTAAACAATCGCACCCTTGACGGTTAAAGAGAGACATTTAAGTTGATCACCGATTCTCTGGTAATCACCAACACCCTGAGCAATAGATGGGACTATTTTCTTTGTATCCGCGGTGGAATTAATTCCAGAGTTAAAACTCTCTGCGATAATAGAATGAAACGCCTGCTTCGTTTCAGCTTGGGTTCGTATAACTGCGAGGACCTTCTTTCTGAAGGCTCCTGTGGGCTTCGCGCGCTTCGCACGCTTCGGACCCCTGCGGGGACGGCGGTTTTTTT